GCAAGCATACCACCTGTACTTCCGATGGATGCGCCCATGCGGTTGGTGTTCTCGCGTTCAATTTCTCGTTTTTGCTGAACAGCATTGCTCCATTCAAGCGTATCTGTCGGGTCTCCATAGATTCCAGCTCTGGCTTTATCCTCCATTCGACTGTTTACTGCATCTATCGCGCTCTGGGCTTCCTCAGACCGTTGTTTATTCTCCTCATAGATGCTGTATGCCTCGTATGCACCGAGCGCTAATCCGGCGATCGCAGCGCCTCGACCGAGTATCTTTGTACTACCTCCGAATCGAGACGAACCTTTCGGCACCGCACCGCCTTTGGTGTTGGTAGGAATCTCTGCGGACGGAAGCTTGCTCCCCTTTGGGTTGACTGGGATATCGTTTGAGGGGAGTTTGCTACCTTTCGGATTTGTAGGTGTTTTCCCGGGAACGCCTGCTGCGCTGCCGCCACTGCTGCCGTTCACAACCACAGACTGCGCGTGGACAACCATGCTTCGGACACTTGCCGCCGTGTCACCAATGGATTCTGCGGCTTTACCTGCAATATTTCCAGCGCTCGCCTCTTTTATGAACTTCCCTGCTTTTTCCGCAAGACGAACAATCTTATAAAGCCCTGCTGCGAGAACACCACCCGCAAGAACGGAGCCGATACCGTCCAACTCTAAGAACTTGTTCTTGAGCTGCGTGAGGATATCGAGTGCAAGTCGCCCAACATCCGATATGTCAAGGCCGTCTTTCAGATACTCGTTCAGACGGTCGATGTCTTTTGATACGCCCTGTATGAAGCTGCGCAGCCCGTCCGCGCCCTTACCCTCCATGATGGAGAGCTGGAACGTCTCCCATGCGCCGCCGAGCTGTTCCATATCACCCGCAAGGTTGTCCAACCGAATATCAGCCATCTTTTGCGCCGCGCCCTCGGCATTGTTCAAAGAATCGACGAGTTTATCAAAGTCAGCATCCGAGGCATTCATCATCGCGAGGAATCCGCTCTTTGCTTCTTCACCAACGAGCGCATACGCTTTATCGAGCTGATCTGCCTGAGACAAGCCCTTGAATTGTTCGCGCAACTCTTTCATCGTTACGAGGAGCGGTTTTACGTTTCCGCTCGCATCGGTAGCGCTAATGCCCCAATCATCAAGAACTTTGACCGCGTTTCCGGCGGGAGTGGCAATCGATGAGAATATTTTACGTAAGGATGTACCAGCTTGTTCGCCTTTAATACCGGCATTCGCCATAAGACCGATCGCAACGCCTACATCTTCGATGGAATACCCAAGCGCACCCGCGATTGGAGCCGCATATTTGAAGGTATAGCCCATCATTCCGACGTTCGTGTTGGAGTTTGTCGCCGCCTGTGCAAGAACGTCCGCAAAATGTGCGGAATCAGACGCCTTGAGACCAAACGCGGTGAGAGCGTCGGTAACGATGTCAGAGACGTGTCCGAGTTCTTCGCCGGAGGCGGCGGCAAGGTTCATGATACCGGCAATACCGGAGATCATGTCCTCCGACTTCCATCCGGCCATTCCCATGTACTCGAAGGCTTTCGCAGATTCTGTTGCAGAGAACGACGTGATTGCGCCCATCTCTTTGGCTTTCGCCGTCAGGGCATCAAGTTCACCACCCGTTGCGCCCGAAATTGCCGCAACTGTGCTCATCTGCTGCTGAAAGTCTTTGTACGTCTTGATTGTGTCATAAATTCCGTAGCCGATACCAGCACCAGCAATCATCTGTGCACCCATGCCTGTAACGGACTGGACTGCGCCGTTGACAGCCCCGCTTGCCTTCTCAGAGATGGTATTTTTCGCTGCAATCGTCACCATCCACGCTTTTCCGGTCAGGGCAGTAAGGCGTGCTTGTGCTTCGCGCACCTTTATCGCGGTTCGGTCGATTGCACCAATCGTCGTATTGTAGGTGCGCCCCGTGATGCCGCGAAGCGTCTCTCGTGCGCGGCTACCAACAGGCGTGACTCGATCAATCGCACGCAGCACAACCTCATAATCCGCTTTTGCAAATTCCTTGAGTCGTGCCTGTGTCTTTTCAACGCTCTTGTCGAATCCGCGCAGTTTCTTGCTCGCCCGATCAAGTCCCGGACTTACATTGTCCTGCGTTTGTACCACAATGTCGATGACGTGCTCCGCGGCCATATTTTCAACCTCCTTCCGTTATGTTTGTTTTTGGTTTTCCAGTTCAATCTGCGCCCGTATGCTTGCACGGATAAACATCCGTACAAGCGCGGGCTTTTCTGCATACTCATCCGGCGTCATGTGAAGCCGCTGCAAGATGTGGTGTAGCAGCGTCAACCCTCCGCCGGACAAGATCAGTTTTTTGTTGTCTCCTCCAATTCGTTATTGTCAAAGCCGGAGATGGCATCGATCTGTTCGAGAATCTTGTCCTTCTCACCAGACATCAGAATCTTGTCGATCGCATCAACACCAGACGCGACATTTAGCTTTTCCCACATCTGCTTGTTGTCCCAGATCTTTGCACGATCCTCGGGAATCGTCGCCTCGTAAATGAGCTGCGAGCGATAGCGCACCGAGTTTGTCGACTCAGGCACCTTGACGCCGATGCGCTTGTTGCGCACATATTTCGTGTTCTTCTCACGGCAGCGGTCGTACTGCTCCTCAGAGAGCGGACGAACACGGAACGTAAACAGAACTACCTTCTTGCGAACAACGCGCATGGTGTAGGTTTCGTCCTCAGACTGCTGATAATTCGCTGCCGCAAGCAGAGCGTGCAGAATGTCGCCGTCGTACGTTTTCAGTTCCTCGTCAGTACCGACCTCGACATCTTCAATCGGGTCGGCGGCAAGCATGAGTTCCTCGTCAGGTTTAACTGCCATAAATATCCTCCTTGTCTCTTGTCAGGGTTAATAGCTGAGCAGGTTCTGAAGCTCAGGCGGGCGATTGACGAACAAGCTCCACTGGCGCTTGATGAGGTCGCCCACCGAGACGTTCTGAAGGTCAATGTTGCCGCTCGGCACACAGTCACGGAAGATCATACGCTCCTCGCTACCGTTGCGCCCCTTCACAACGCCTTGGAATGTCCAGCGTACACCCTGTCCCGAACTCATCATATTAAACAAGTCCTGAATGAATGCGTTGTCCTCAACAACGACCTCGGTAAAGTTGAGCGTCACGCTGTAGCCCTGAAATACCTCGTGCTCCTGCGCATCGCCGAGCGGCTGATACTTCGCGTTCGTGACGTTGGTCTGCACCTGATATGTTTCCACGGTCGCAAGCAATCGCCCGAACTCGTCGAACAGAAGACCATCCTTTCCCGTGAATACGCGGCGTGCGTCAACGGGACCTCTCGGATTCCACATAGATTATTCCCCCTTTTTCTCCGCACGTTCCGGTGCAAAGCGGAACTGATACGTGAGATAAATCTTCTCAGCGCTGTCAATGTCGTCGATGGCGAGCTTGAACCATGCCGAGTCGCCCTCTGCGGGATTGCCCGGATCTTCGTAGACCGTCGAGCCACGCATGAGCTTCTTCTCCTCGATCATCGCATTGATGACCTTCTGGGCTGTAGCCATGATAGTCTGGCGTCCGTCGGTGTCATTGTTGACGTTGCCAACTAGCTTCTCACAGGTACTGTCCACGCGATCCATCAGCTCGAAACGCGTCTTTGTGCGGCGAATCTTCTTCCACCCCTCATCCATCGTGGCGTCCGGTGTGACAAGCGTGTTGATGGCACTGTCGATCCACACCTGATCGCTGTCATTGAGCGTGAGCACGAGACAGCCTTTCGTCTCTGCCTTGATGATCTCTCCGTTCGTGAGTGGTTCCGTGAGGCTGACCGCATTGGAGATGACGTTGTGCGTGAGGCTCGTATTCGCCTCGAATGCCGCAACCATACCACCAATACGGGCTGCTGCACGCCAGCCCTCGTACTTCGTGCCGTCGCTGCCGACCCAGCCATTGAGCGTGTAGACGATCTTTTCATCGTTGAACGCAGCTGCTTGAGTCATGCGCTCCGTGAGCGCCTGTGTGCTCTTTCCGGCAAGAGACGCAAATCCGAGGTGTCCCGTCTGATAGCTCTGCACAACGAAATTTTGCAAAAGGAGCTGGACTGCGCTGTCGTCGCTGTCCGCAATAATGCAGTTCCACTTGTATCGCTCAAGAATGTCTGTCCCCTTTTCATAGGATGCCGTCTTAACCGTCGGGTTCTTTCCTCCTGCAAGAGGCTGCTGCGTCACGGATGCAAGAGGGCCTTTTACGCCGCTCGCCGCCTTCGCCACAAAGTTTTTGCTCTGCGCCATTGCGGCAACAAGGTTCTCAGGTTCCTTCTCGCCCGGTGCAAAAGAGAACTGCTCGAAGATATCGGTGCCGTCATAGATAATGACCTGCCGATTATCCGTAATGAGGTTTGTCCGCACGGACACTGTAAACGGGCGTGTCCCCGGATGCGCCGCCGTAATAGTAACCGCTGTCGCAGGAGAGCCATCCGTATTCTTCAGCTCGATGCTTCCGGGCTTGCCGTCATCACCGCCAATACGAACAGCACGCACAGTTGTCGCGCCACCCTTGAACGCTTCCTTAATCGCGGATACCGTATCCGCTGTTCCGTAGTAGTCTGCGACGCTGTTCTGCATGGTAACGTCCATGTCGAACTCTTCGTTGAGCGCGCCCCAGTCCGCCTGAAAGAGCACTGCCGCCACGCCATTGGTTGCGCCGACGGTTTCAACGCCGCCGTTATTCTCGCGCCGATAATATACGCCCGGGCGAACTTTCTTTTCGCCAATACTGAAAATACCGCTCATACGTCATTCACCCACTTTCTTGTCTCGAAAACGCGCAACAATTTCCAGCGCTTCAGTTTTCGTCGCCTTGTCTTTGCCGACATACCGAAATGCGGCAAGAACGGTGTAATCGCGCACCCCGTCACCGAACATCTCCGGACGCTGCGCGAATTCCTCGGCGGCATAGATGTCCTCTACAACTACTTCATCTTTTACTTTCTCTGCCATTTGCGATCCTCCTTAACGCCACCCAACATGGTGGATTCCGTGTGCGTATGCGGGACGCCTGAGCAGCCCGTATTGTACGCTGATTCGTAATTGCCCCGTGAGTTCATCTCCCGCTGCGTCGCCCTTGATCTGCTTAATAAACATCGGCGAATCGTCAAGCATGGTAATCTCTCCTGCAAAGGATAGTGCCTGAACAAACTGTTCCAGCCACACGATACGGTCATGCAGAGACGGGGCAAAAAGATGAACGATGATTTCAGAGTTCATCCATACAACCGTATTCGTCTCGCGATCCACCGTCGTCACGCCTTTGCTGAAGTATATTGCCGGTCGCTCTCGTGTCGGCTCAAAAATACCGCGCAGCCACGCTCTGCCGATAACAACAACTCGCTCGCACCACTTCTCCGTATAATGACACGCAGCTATGATCGGATCGGGGTCGCTCGTTTCAAGGAGCGGATACTCATAGATGTCGAAGCTCACCGTCATGCCTACAATCATCGGCTCACGATCACCAATCGTCTCCTTGAACACTTGCGTCTCTTTCCACTTCGCTGAGAACGTCTCGCCGACATCGGGGGTAAAGAACACACCTGCCAGCGCCTCGCGAACAAGCGGCTCAACCTCCTCCGGCGCGGTGCCCGTCGTACTACACATGACGTCAACGAACATGACTTTGCGGCGATCACGGGCACCGTCTGCAAACGTATCCGTAGAAAACACGATGCGTGGATACTGCGCATCTCCCCATGACTCATCTTTGTCGTCCGGCGCTTCCTGAAAGAAGATCGCAGGAGCAGCACCAAATGCGGCGAGCTTTTCAGAAAGCTGCGCGTTCCCGATCAGGCGTTTTCGTATAAGTGCCTCAATCGTAGCCATTTGTCATCTCCACCTTTTCGACAGATTCCAAGTCGCGGCTGTGCGCAATCGCCCATTCGCTATTCCAAACTTCCTGCGCATGAATCGTAAAGTATCGCGTGGCGCGGTGAATCTTTGGCAAATATACGATTTGTGCCATTTCAGAGTCGATATAAACGACTATTCCGTTTATACTCTCTTTCCATGTGCGGTGACGAGCACGAACAAAATCTCCGACGCCGATCTTCTCAAGGTCAAATAGTGTGGATTCCTTTGTGATAACAAGCGCCATTTATCTCACCTCGCCGAATATGCTGACGATCTCGGTCTTTGCCTGATCGATGATCCGCTGACGGAAGGGGCGAGCCTTCATGCGTGCCGTCCCGCTTTCAAGGGCTGCGGCGTAAGGCATATCGCTTTTAATGCGACAAATAATTCGCTCGCCTTTCCCTGTCGGTTGGGAAAATACAAACCTACGCCAGTTGCGGCGAAGGTTGCCGGTGTCGGGCGCAGGTGCTGCGCCCGGAGCAGATGCCGTATGCTCGCCTTTCGCTCCCCGCTTGTAGACACGTCCCGAACCATCCTTGCCCAGAACGTTATACGCTACATTCTGCATAACATTGGTTGCTCGAAAGGCGCGTGACCGAGCTTGCATATTCACGCTCTGCACTTCGTCATTGACTTCGGCTTCCACGGAGCGAATCACCTGATTCACACTACTCAACTCGATCACTCCTTTCCTCAACGTAGTAAATCGTAAAGATGCCAAGAATAGAGGAATCATCCACACCGCGCACATAAAAGTAGCGGTTATTGTGAACCAGCCTGTCTCCCGGCTTTGCCGCGGGCTCGCCATAATGCTGTACGATGGTATGAGTCACGGGGTGCTGCAACGCCTTCCAGCGCATAATCTCCGTCGTCTTTGCGTCGGAGAGAACACCGCGCACAACATTGAACGTCGGCATAAAGACTGTCTGTGGTCTCCCATTATCCGATGTTTTCAGCTGTTTTCGCTCCACCGTGAACTGGTGAAACAAACTGCCCGGTCTCAGGTACAAGGCAATCGCCCCCTGCCTTGCTCGTTGTCGTGCATCCCCTCGAAGAAATACGGCGGTCGATGGTGCGCTCCGGGCAATTCTGGCAACGAGCCTATCACCGACAGCTCCTTTTTCAACTCCTCATAGATCGCCTTCCACTGCGCGTAGCGCTGGCTGAGCGACCACTGGACGGGACCCGACTTCGTGTCAACCTCAGGCGCGAAACGGTAGAGGACGCTCTTTATTAGCTCGAACTTCGCACGCCGCCACGATTGCGGGAATGCCGCGATCATCGCTGTGATTTCCTCGTCCGTGAGGAGCGCCGTCTTGTCAGGCTCCTCTACAAGCACATCACCCAGTTCGAACCGCATTTGATTGATGCCACTATCCGCAATCTGTGCGCCGTCGTAGGTGAATGATCTTGTCATAGCTCACTCAGCCCTGCGCCGGCCGCGCCGCTTTAGCTGCTCCTCGTCCTTATCCTCAGTGGACTCAGTGTTCTCGTCCTTATCCTCAGTGGACTCGGTGTTCTCGTCCTTATCCTCGTCGTCCGTATGCTGATCTCCTATAGCGCCTCTTAGGGATTCGTCGAGTTGGTTGACGACCTCCTCAAAACCAATAGAGATAAGCCCCATTGCACGCAGTGCCTCGACGCGCTCAGGAAGAACCTTGTCTGCTGGGATGGAATCACCGATCAAATAGTCCGTGCCGCCGAAGCGGCACGGTTTCAGTGCAACAAAAACCATGATAGAACCTCCCGTCAGTCGACGCAGTTCTTGAGGAACACCGCGAGATCGTCACTCGTCTTCTTCATGTCCGTCGCAATCAGACCCTCGATGAACTCCGAATGGTCTGCGGGCGAACCCTCAAACTGGCTGGTCGCGGTGAACTGACCGTTTCCGAGCATATCCCACGCGAAGATATAGCCCGCCGACGGCTCGTCGATCTGCGGCGTGTCCGTCGTGTAGCAGAGGAGAGCCGCCTTGCTGTCGCAAATATAGCGCATATCCTCGTCCATGCCCGCGGCCGCCGCGTTGTAGGTGGAGTCAAGGACAACGACCTGCTGCACGCCGAAAAGCTGCGCGAGCACCTGCTCCGTGACGACAGCGGGGTTTGCTGTCGTACCCGTGTACTTCACGCGCTCCATGATGAAGTGGTTTGCCTTGAGCTTTGCGAACACATCTACGCCGAGCGCGAGCTTGTTTGGCTTGCGGCGACCAACGCGGCGAATCTCATTGATAAGACCGTCGAACAGCGTCACAGGATCGCAGTTGCTGTCGTCAAACTTGAGGAACTTCTTCTGCGACGCATTTGCCGCAGCCGCGCCCTCCCATTCGTTCTTCCAGACACCCGCCTTGAAGAAGTTCTGCGCAAAGATGAGATCCTGATGCAGGTTCATCTGTTCAGCAACAAATTTTACCTTTGCGCGGCGCGGGTCTGCCGAACCCGGCGCAGCCGAGCGCGTGTAATCGAGCGCCGAAATCTTGTCAATACCGACAAGCACCTGATCGACCTTGCATGCGTAGGTCTTATCCGTCTGCCCCATGACCGCCGGCGCAACGTGCCCAAACGCGGGCTTACGCTGCACATTGTCGCGTGCAAGATCGCCCTTGCTGAACTCGTAGTAGTAGCTGGACGAAAGCCCGACCGGGCACACAGGGAAAAGCTGACGTGCCGCATACTCCCCCTGCTGGAAATACGCCATACACATATTCGAGAGATATGCGTTCGGCTTCCACGTCCCAGCCGCCTTCATGACTTCAATTTCTTTTACCGAAACTCCCATATTGATTCCTCCTCTATTAGGACTTCATGAAGCCCGACTTCGTAATCTGAACCTTAACCGTCTGCCCTTTTGCAGAGCAGTCCTCAAGTGCAAACCCGAGAATGAACTTCCCTGCCACCGCCTTGACCGCAAGCCCCGTCGCATCAGAGGCAAGCGGATCGCCGGCCGCGAATGCAGCACCGCCCTTCCACACGCCGATGTCCTTGACCTGCACGTTTACGTCATTGCCCACAGGAACGGTGTTCGGAGTCTCCGCGATCGTCAGTCCCACTGGGACGAGCGTATCATTGCACGGAACAGCACCGCCGCTTGCAAGAGCTACCGCGGTAAAGGCTCCAGTCTTGATCTCCGTCTTCACGGGAGCGCAGATGGTCGCGCTGTCATTGATAACAGTACCGTTAAACATCCTTTATCCTCCTCTTAATCGAACTCTGCGATGAGTTCAGGATTCTCCTGAAATGCCAAATCGCGTGCCACGAACACACTCATCTCGGGGTGCGCCTTGCGAATCTCCTCGACGCGCTTTGCAATGCGAGCCTCTGCATCCGTCGCACCGCCATTGCCATTCGAGCCGATCTCGTTGAACATCCCGGAGCGCTTGGCGATGTCGAGCGCAGCATCCAGTGCCGTGATGATCTGCGTGTATGCCTCCTCACTGGCCGCTTTCGTACTCTTGAGCACTGGCGCAAGCTCCTCGGGTTTCTTGCCGAGCAGTTCATAGCGCTTGGCGATCTCCATAATCTCCGCGTCTTCCTGCTTTTCCATGCGCTTCTGCACGTTCTCAAGCATCGCCGCAAACTCCGGCATGACATCCTTCAGCACCTCAGCTGCCGACTTCTGCACGGGCGCGTCCACAACCGGTGCAACAGACGCTGGCGGCGTGTCAGGCCCCTCAGATGTGCCGTAGCGCTTCTCGATGTCCTCGTAAAAGGCCCGTTCTTCAGCGGTCATCTTGCTCTTATCAATCTTCATCTCTGCATCCTCCTCTGCTTTTCCAACAGGTTCAGTTTCCTCTACGGGAGTCATCTCATCCTCCCCCAACGCCGCAATGCGGCTTTTCATGATCTCAATGTCTTCGGCGGTCATCGCAATCGGATTCATGTGTTTCTGCACCTCAGCGACATTGCCGCCGCCCCACTGATTCGCAAATCCCAGCGCGGCAGTGTTAAACTCCGACAGACTCTGCTTGAGGAGCGCTGTCTTATCCGCCACGGTGTCATCACGCATGATGGAAATGAGGCTGCATCGCAGCACGTCCGTGACGTTCCAAATCTCCTCGCAAATGCGCTGCTGATTCAGCTCGGAATTTGCCGCTCCGAATGTCTTTGCGCCGCCTTCGGACTTTGCCACATCCGCGACTTCATTTTCTTCCAAGCCAAAGT